TTAATCCTCTAGAAGAAAGAATATTAATGGATAACGTTTCAGATCTTGTTCGATTTAAAGAAACGGGATCAGTTTTAAACAAAGGTGGAATTATTACCACTGAGACTTTTAAAGATCTATATAGAAGAGGTGGTAGAGGATCTGAATTTAAAGACCTCGGAAAAAGACTTGCTAAACAAAAGAAAAATAGATTTCCAGGTAATGTAACACCTGAAGTCAAATCAGCGTTAAAAGAAATAGATAATCAAATTGTAGCAAGTGGCGAGTACACTATAAAAGATTTTGCCAAATTATCTGAGATTGAAAAGAATAGAATCAGAAGAATGTTTGATCCTGAGCTTGAAGCAAAGTTTCCCTTTCTTAAATTTGCTGAGGGTGGCATGGTTCCTGAGTCTCTTGGCTTGGCTAACATATTGGCGGTATAATGGAATTTATAGAAATATTAGAGAAAATACAAAAACAAGGTAAGTTAAAAAAATACGATCCGTTGGATAAAAGCACTTATCCCTCGGACCCTGAGCAACGTAGAATTTTACTATCGGAGCCAGAGAAAAATACAGCCACAGAAATCTTAGCATTAGATGATCAAGAAACTAACTAGAACTATACCTCCTAAATCAGGGCCCACGCCTCAAGGGTTGAATATTCAAGATAATACTGTTAAGACTGTGAGATTGGAGAAATTAAATGGCAGAAGACAACATAGACAAAGCTTTACCCAACGTAGAGCAAACAATAGAATTACCTAGTGAGGAAGAATTAGTCGAAGCGGCCCAGTCCGAAGAAGACAAAGTTCCGAATCCAGAAAACACTGAAATCGTTCAAGGCGAGGATGGCAGTGTAGAAATTAATTTTGATCCCGCAGCCGCGAGTCCTGAAGAAGGTGGCGATCACTATGCAAACCTAGCAGAATTATTACCCGACGATATTTTAGCTGATATGGGTTCTGAGTTATTCGATAATTACACACAATACAAAACATCAAGAAAAGATTGGGAAGATGGTTATACCAAAGGTTTAGATCTTTTAGGATTTAAATACGAAATTAGAACACAACCTTTCCAAGGTGCAAGTGGTGCAACACACCCCGTGTTAGCAGAAGCTGTTACACAGTTTCAAGCACAAGCATACAAAGAACTATTACCTGCACAAGGACCTGTGAGAACACAAACGATTGGTAAAACAGATCGTGCAAGACAAGATCAGTCACAAAGGGTTAAAGATTTTATGAATTATCAGATCATGGATAAGATGAAAGAATACGAACCGGAGTTTGATCAAATGTTGTTCTACCTCCCCCTATCAGGTTCAGCTTTCAAAAAAGTTTATTACGATGAACTCTTAGGACGAGCCGTCTCTAAGTTTGTCCCTGCTGATGATTTGATTGTGCCATACACTGCCACGTCTCTCGATGATGCTGATGCAGTGATGCACACGATTAAAATTTCAGAAAACGATTTAAGAAAAAAACAAGTGGGTGGTTTCTATAGAGATATAGAAATTAATCCGAGTTACATGCAAGAGACTGAAGTTGAAAAAAAAGAAAGAGAACTTGAAGGTGTTAGAAAATCAAGAGACGAAGATGTTTATCAACTTATCGAATGCCATGTTAATTTAGATTTAGAAGGTTTTGAAGATCGAGACGAGTTTGGTGAACCTACAGGAATTAAATTACCATACGTCGTAACGATCGAAGCAGGTTCAAGAGAAGTTTTATCCATTAGAAGAAATTACCAAATTGGCGATCCAACAAAACAGAAAACTCAATACTTCGTTCATTTCAAGTTTTTACCAGGTCTTGGGTTCTACGGTTTCGGATTGATCCATATGATTGGCGGCCTTTCTCGAACAGCAACATCTGCGCTCCGTCAATTACTTGATGCGGGAACATTGTCCAATCTACCCGCTGGTTTTAAACAAAGGGGTATTCGTGTCAGAGACGAAGCCCAGTCTATCCAACCTGGTGAGTTCAGGGACGTGGACGCGCCAGGTGGAAACATTAGGGATGCATTTATGCCTTTACCTTTTAAAGAACCATCACAAACCTTATTGCAGTTAATGGGTATTGTGGTTAATGCAGGTCAAAGATTTGCATCGATTGCTGATATGCAAGTGGGTGAAGCAAACAAACAAGCTGCTGTAGGCACAACGATTGCATTATTAGAACGTGGTTCACGTGTAATGTCAGCCATACACAAAAGATTGTATGTTGCCATGAAACAAGAATTTAAATTATTAGCCGATGTATTCAAAACTTATTTACCACCAGAGTATCCTTATGATGTTGTAGGTGGGCAAAGAAATATTAAACAAACAGATTTCGATGACAGAGTGGATATTGTCCCTATCGCGGATCCAAACATCTTTTCACAAACACAAAGAATATCTATGGCACAAACAGAGTTACAACTTGCTCAGTCAAATCCACAGATTCATAATTTATATGAAGCATATAGAAACATGTATGAAGCAATCGGTGTAAAAAACATTGATCAGATCTTACCACCGCCCCAACAACCTACTCCGGTAGACCCAGCAGCAGAAAATATCTTAGCTTTATCTGGAAAACCTTTTCAAGCTTTTAAAGGACAAGATCATAGAGCACACATTACAGTGCATTTAAACTTTATGGCTACAAATTTAGCTAGAAATAATCCAATCGTGCTTGGCGCATTAGAAAAAAATATTTTTGAACACATCTCTTTAATGTCTCAAGAGCAGATCGAAGTAGAATTTAGAGAAGAGTTACAACAATTAGCACAACTACAAGCTAATCCGATGCTTGCACAACAAGATCCTAATGTTCAACAACAAATTTTATCTTTAACTTTAGCGATGGAGTCTAGAAAAGCAAAATTAATTGCAGAAATGTCTCAAGAATTTAAAGATGAAGAGAATAAAATTATGGGTCAGTTCGGAAATGACCCTGTTGCGAAGTTAAAAGCAAGAGAATTAGATTTAAGAGCCGCCGACGATGCTAGAAAACGTGAAGAAGGCGAAGAAAGGTTAAGTTTAGATAGAATGAGAGCTATGATGAACCAATCTAACTTCGATGACAAGCTAGATCAGAATAAAGAGCTAGCCATGTTGAGAGCGGGCGTAAGTTTAGCAAAAACTGGTGCTAAAAAAGTAGAGATTGAAGAAAATTAAGATGCCGTTGACTGAAAAAGGTAGAAAAATTATAAAATCTATGAAAAAACAGTACGGTAAGAAGCGTGGTGAAACAGTTTTCTATGCCTCGAAGAATAAAGGTGTTATAAAAGGCGTTGAAAAGAAAAAAACAAGGAGAAAAAATGGAAAAACTAGATAACATCAAAGAAGTTAAGGTTGGTGAGCAGCAAACTGAGATCGATCCTAGATCTAAAACAACTGCAGACCAAGCATTTAACTTAATTGGTACAGGTGGACCTGAGCTTGAAGTACAAGGTCAAGGTAAAGTGATGCCTGAGAAAAGAAGAAAATCAAAGGCGTACTAATGGCCTGGTTCAGTTTAGCAAAAATTGCTTTGCAAGCTGGTAGTAAGATATATTCTAATCGTCAAAAGACGAAGATGGCTATGTCTGACGCCCAACTTATGCATGCCGAGAAAATGGCTCGGGGTGAGGAAACTTACCAAGGCAAATTGCTAGAAGCTAGACAAAACGATTATAAGGACGAATTTGTACTCGTTATAATTTCGGCGCCTATCGTAGTTTTAATGTGGGCAGTCATGTCAGACGATCCGACTGCCATGGAGAAGGTAAAACTGTTCTTCGAGTACTTCCATGAGCTTCCGAAATGGTTCACGAATTTATGGGTGCTTGTAGTTGCGAGTATTTTTGGTATAAAGGGTACACAGATATTTAGAAACGGAGGTAAAAAATAATGGCTAAGAAAAAAAGTAAAAAAAGTAATCTTAAGAAAATTTTAGCGGCTGGAGCGGCGTTGGCTGGATTAGGTGCTATGATGAAAAACAGAGGCGACAGAGGTTTACAATTTGTTGGTCAAGATATGACTACAAATATGCTTCCAACAGGTGATGCAAGAGTTGCTGAAAACATTGCTAACTTTGACATGGGTATGTCTAGAATAGCAGACGCTGGTGGCGTAGCTAATCTTAGAAAAGGTGGAAGAGTTGGTTATGGCAAAGGCGGAAAAGTTTCAAAGGGCTGTGGTAAAGTTATGGCTGGCAGAAATAAAAAAACTAAATATATCTAAGGAGAAGATATGCCAAATAAAAGAAACAACAAACAAGTCCCTGGTTTCAAAGCTGGTGGTAAAGTTTTAAAACCCGTAAAACCAAATCAGAAGGGTTTAAAAAAATTACCTAAAAAAGTTAGAAACAAAATGGGTTATATGAAAAAAGGTGGTAGGGTTTAATGGCTAAACTCTGTCCAAAAGGTAAAGCTGCAGCGAAGAGAAAATTCAAAGTTTATCCTTCCGCATATGCTAACATGTACGCATCAGGCGTATGCTCGGGTAAAATAACACCAGGTGGTAAAAAGAAAAATAGAACCAAAGCAGCTGGTGGTGGTTTTATGGCAAAGCGAGCAAGAATGTATGGCTAAAAAAGGTCTACGATCATGGGTGAAGGAAAATTGGGTCGATATTGCAAACAAGCGATCGGATGGCTCATACCCGAAGTGTGGACGAAGTGGTGGCGAAAAAAGAAAAAATTATCCAAAATGCGTGCCCATTGCAAAAGCAAGAGCGATGTCCAAAGGTCAACGTGCGGGTGCCGTAGCAAGAAAACAAGCTAAATCAAATACAGGACCTAAACCAACTAGAGCAGCAACCTTTGCTCCTAAAAGAAAGAAAATGGGATTAGGTGGATTAGTATGAGAAACGATTTTCAAATGAGAGAACAATTAGCCAAAGGCGGAATGCCGGCTAGAAATAAAAAAAATTACAGACCTACAAAGTCTGGAGCGGGCATGACAGAAGCTGGGGTCAAGGCCTATAGAAGAATGAATCCCGGCTCTAAACTAAAAACAGCTGTGACTGGAAAAGTGAAGCCAGGATCAAAAGCTGCTAAACGTAGAAAATCATTCTGCGCAAGATCACTAGGACAAATGAAAAAATTCCCTAAAGCAGCCAAAGATCCAAACTCACGTATCCGTCAAGCAAGAAGGAGATGGAAATGTTAAAAAAGAAAAAGATTAAAAAGGTAATCAAAGGTTTGCAAAAAGCATCAAAGACACATGCGAAGCAAGCTAAAACATTAAAGGGAGTTATCAATGGCGGATCCAAGAGTAGGAACAGGTAAAAAACCAAAAGGATCTGGAAGGAGGTTATACACAGATGAAAATCCAAAAGATACTGTCGGAATTAAATTTGCGACTCCGAGTGATGCTCGCAGGACGGTCGCGAAGGTTAAAAAGGTTGATAAGACGTTTGCGAGGAAAATTCAGATTTTAACTGTTGGTGAACAGCGCGCCAAGGTTATGGGTAAAAGACAAGTCGCTGCAATATTTAAGAAAGGAAAGGAGAGTATAAGAAATGCTAGAAGCACTAAAAAAAAGATATGAGGCACATATTGCTGAGTCAATAGCAACGATTAATATTTATCTTAAGAGTCCGGTAGGTATTGGTGAACATCCACAACATTTAGATGAGATTAATAAACTTTTACAGGTGATTGTAGATGCAGAAGAAAAGATAAAAATAATAGAAAGGTGGGTTAAATAATGGACGGAATGGAAATAATAGGAAAGCTTAGAAAGCTTATAACTCAAAGATATGAAGATATTGTTGCCGCCATGACAAGCGGAGGCGTTGACAATATGGAGAAATATAACTATATGTTAGGACAGATACGAACGTATCAATATATTATTCAGGAGATATCTAGCCTGCTAAAACAAAAGGAGCAAAATGACAAAGAAGGAACAATTATCAACATCAAAAGAGATTCCTAAACATAGGAATGCACTCATAGAAAAATACGAAAAAGAACCTGAAAAGACAATAACATCAGAGTCGACAAAGCTCCCTAAACCTACGGGTTGGAGAATGTTGGTATTGCCTTTTAAAATGAATACTAAAACTAAGGGTGGAATTATCTTAGCTGAAACATCTTTAGAAAAACAACAAGTTGCATCGCAATGTGGACTCGTACTTAGAATGGGACCAGATTGTTACGGAGATAAAGAAAGATACCCAGACGGTCCTTGGTGCAAGGAAAAGGATTGGGTGATCTTTGCAAGATACGCAGGATCAAGAATAAAGATAGAAGGGGGTGAAGTTAGAATGTTAAACGACGATGAGATTCTAGCGACCGTGGATAACCCAGAAGATATCATCCACGAATTTTAACATAGGAGGAAGCTATGCAAGCTGACGATAAAACAGTCGACATTGATACATCAGGCCCTGGTGCTGAAGTACAATTAGAAGAAAATAAAAAACCAGAAAATCAAACAGTTGAGGTTCAAAATGAAACAACTACTGAAGACAATGTTCAGCCCGATGATACATCTGAGAAATCTGATGAGCAGTTGGATGTTCAAAGTGAAGAACAAAAGACAGAGAGTAAGGAAGAAGTAAAAGAAGATAAAGACGAACACGAAAAGTATAGTGATGGCGTTCAAAAAAGAATTGCTAAACTAACTAAAAAAATGCGTGAAGCTGAAAGACAAAGAGAAGAAGCTTTAGCATTTGCTAGAAGAATACAAGATGAAAATAAATCTTTAACTTCTAAAGTGAACGTTTTAGATACAGACTACGTGGCTGAGATGGAAGGCCGAGTCAAATCTTCTTTATTAGCAGCACAACAAAAGTTAATTGCTGCTAGAGACGCAAACGATAAAAAAGCAGAAGTAGAAGCTTTAACATCTATTTCTCAACTTGGTTATGAGCAAGCTAAAGTAGCAGAGCTTAAAACTAAACAAGAGATGGAGAAGAAAGTAGCTGCTGAAAAGCCTAAAGAACAGGCACAACCTTATCAACCCGCACAAACACCACCTGATCCAAGAGCAGAGGATTGGGCTAGTAAAAATGACTGGTTTGGTAAAGATAATGCCATGACATATACTGCTTTTGATCTTCATAGGAAACTAACTGAAGAAGAAGGCTTTTCTTCTCTCCTTTTC